GATACATAGTATCTGACTATCTTCTGAAGCCGATTTATTTCAAGTTGACCTTGAACTATTTGTCGTTCTTCATAGTGCCAGCCTGACTTAGCCTTAACACCTGCACAGTAATCATGTATATCTTGATTTTGTGCTAAGTAATCTTCTGGTATAGTGCCTTGTACGAAGTATGCATAGATAGCTTTTGGTATAACTAAAAAGCTTTTGTTCTTGTGGAAGACTGATACTTTTTTATTATCTAGATCTTCCCACTCAAACGCACCTTTACATTTGACTTTATCTTTTAATGTAATAGCCATGTAGTTATTTACATCTCGGATAATCATCTTCTTGTACTGGTCATGTTCTAGGCTGAGCTGAGTAAGTTGTTCCCATCTGGAACAGATATCCATATATTTTCCTACAGCTGCTGTAGGTATCATGGTTTCTAAACCATCTGTGTTTTGCATTAGAGGTTTAGCATCCGGTATTTCCTCACAGATCATTTCATAGAGCATACTCAGGCTGAGCTGTCCATTGATAGTAATCTGCATAGTCATCTTGGGATCATACAGGAAAGAGTTTTCATCTCCTGTGAGTCCATAGGTGGAATTTAAAATAAGCTTGTAAACATAGTTTTTAGGATCTGTCTTAGGTATTTTCTTACGTTCTTCAAAGAACCATTCATAGAGCTCACCAAATTCTTTCTTTGGTAGGTGCTCGGGATGAAACCCATTCTTGATAGCAAGATTAGGATAGAAGCTAGTAACATCTGAGGTCATTATTGTCCAACCTGGTTGGGCTTCATATACACCTGCATCAGCTGCACCATGGATACCACCGAGACCGTAGTCTGTAGTGACACCTTTGTACTTTATGCTGTGTTTGAATCCGTCTTTGGTCGAAGTGATAACTTTCTTTCTGAAGTATTCCAGTACACCGTTAAACAATTCTGTTTTGAAACTGATGTAAGGAAGTATACATTCTGCTAAAATGATATACGGCCTGGGTGTTCTGAGTCTTTTGATCTCAGCTTTGTCCCAGCCAATCTTTTCATGCAAGAAGTGAAGGAAAAGTTCCTTAGATATTCTAGGTTCTGAAGCACTGTATAGATTAATACCATACTCTCTGGTCAGGGTCTGACGCAAAGTGATCTGCTCCTTGCTATGTTCTAAGATTTTCTTAGTAGAGAGTACGTCGTTGACACAGTACTTTACCAGACTCTTAAGTTGTTCACTGTCTGTGACCGGCTGATAATGTGGGTGAGGCATCTCTTCTACATTATCCCAGTCCATGGAATATTGTATCCATTTAAGTGAACTTCTTTTGGCTTTGTTATCCCAGTGGTTCAACTTAAATAGATCAATCTGACTGATCATTAACTTGTAAGGAGCGTATTCAGGAAACTGTTCTTTTTCTGTACGATTTATGGTCTTTTGTGCATACTCATAAATGGCTTTTACAAGATCAGCAGTAGACAGCTTAGCTAGCTCTACTCTGTTATCTATCATCCATTGAGTTATCTGTGCATCAAATGCAAGACCGTTGTAAGATATATGCCACTCTTTATCAGATTTACATCTTTTAAAAAAGTTAATTAGCTTTTTAAAGTCGTTTCTGTCTTCATGTATAATAAAAAGATGGCGTATACTATCATCTTTGTAGTGCTGGAACACGGCTACAAAACAATTACATATTGTTTCATAGTCCATAACCCAGTGTGTTTTTTCGTTACTCATGGTACTGGATGTTCAGTTAAGCTGTTCCCCCTTTGTTCTTGCCAAAAAAAGGCAGAGTATCTGCCTTTAGTTTTGGTTGCTCACAGGTCTGTCCTTAGACAGTAACTAAGCTTGATGGTTCTGCTTGGTATGCAGTCTCCATGTACTGTTTGAAGTCAAAGCTATCTGCGTTGACTGCTAACAGATTTACTATGTTTTCAATTTCAGTTGGGTTCTCTATATAGTACTCATAGTACGTTTCAAGAGCCTTGCGTTCTTCTGCATAGTCTTTACCGTTGCTACGTTTACCAATCTTGAGTGTTTGAACATCTCCAAGATCAGTTAGCTTAGGTAGCATGTGAAAGCTTTGCTTTTTCTCTCTACCAATTAATGCAAGTACTTTACTATCTCTATCAAAGATGGCCTCGTTATAAGGGCAATCTGGTGTTGCAGGAATAAGTTTGAATGTCTTATTGTTACCCCAGCTGCCGGTAACTAGCATCATAGTTTTATTCATAGTTCTACAGGTTAGGTCTACAAATTTATAGACTTTTTTGTTAAGTTCTCTAAATTATCTACAGGAATTTTTAATTTTTCTTTATCTAAATCACAGGGATCACAGAGCTCACCAACTTTCTTTAATACAGATGCTTCTACATCAAGCAGTTTGGCATAGTTCTCAAAGTATCGGTCTGGGAATAAGTAAGATTCTATATACTTATATTCAGATGAGTTCTCCCCGTAATAGCTTTTAATTGCTCGTTTCAGTACGTTTGACAGTTTGGAATACCTTCCCATAAGAAAAGTAAACCAGTCTTCTGTATATGTTTGATAATCAAATACATACAGGTTATAATCTTGTATTTGAAGGACTTGGAAGAATAGAGGATTACTTAGAAGCATCTGCTCTTCAAAGGCTTTAAACCCGGCAGTGCTGTCTTCCTTAAAAGCACAGACTAACTTGGTGTCTTCTGGCTCTATCAGGCCCTCTATGGCTACATAGGTACCGGATGGAGAGAAGTGAGCAGTCCTCTTTATACCCAATGCAGGGTATAAAAAGGACCTCGACTTCTGGAAATACTTAGTGTATAAACTCTCTATCATCCTGGGTTGGAATTTATAGAGCTACAAGTCCGTTAGCAAATTCATACGGTAGTTCATAGCTCTTGTTTAAATAGTGCCATTCAGCTTTAGCAATGGTTTCTTGGAATCTATCCAACCAACTGTTTAATGTTCTTTCTGATACAGGAAAGGCATAACTCTGGAAGGTTCGGTCAATAACAACAAAGTGGAACTTTGTCTGATAACCTTTGTTTACAAGCTCGGCATATAATTGGCTTACAATAATCATATAGATGATTGCTTGTAACCAGTAGGAGTAATATTCAATACTCTCAGGAAAATCCTTAAGATCTTTAGAACTACTCTTGATGTCGTTAATAAATATGGTCTTGTTCTCGTGATCAATAACAATGTTGTCAATGATACCTTTTAGACCGTATATTTTATTAGGTAGATCTATACTAACTGGCATCTCGTTAATAACCTCACGGTTATCAAACTCTGTGATGTCACAACCAATAAGCTTACATACTTGCTTATTTGTTTTAATTATCTCTACAGCATCTGTACAGAACTTAAGAGTGTCTGGATCAACCAAGGTTTTATCACCTTTGGTCTTTAAGAACTCCCAGTAGCTTACAGCTTCTGAAGTGATGATCTTGTCAAGTCTTTGCTGGTCTGTTTTTAGATTCTGGAAGTAATTCATGTCTTTCATTACATCCAAGATCGCTCCGTCAAATTCAGCAAGCTCTGTACGAGGGTCACCATTTTGTGCAAGCTCAGCGTGGTGTCTATACACACGGTCTACTACTACACGAAGATTACCGGTAGGAAGTGAAGACGGTGTCATTAAGAACTGCTGTTCAAACTTCTCTGGCTCTAAAAGTAAAAGATGAATCAGCTTGCCCTGTATGAGATGCTGATCTAATTTCTCTTCTTTAAGTCCCAGTACATACATCTGATAAAAGATCTGTGGATTCCAGATCAGTTTATTCAGGCTACTATATGAGTAGTAAAACTTCTTTTTATAAAAATCTTTTTCCAGGATCTCTATAGATTCCTGCATGATAGTTTCTAGTTCCATCCTTCTTCGGGTTTTTGTTTTAACAATGCCATAGCAGCATCACATAGTTGCATACCGCTGATCTGATTACCTGCTTGTATACCGTGACTACAAGAAAACTCTGGATACTTTTCAGCAAATAGTCTTGCTACTCCTCTCCAGCTGTGCGTATTTGTATCTTCAGGTCCGTCACCGACACGCCATTCACGTATGTCAGATACCATATCCTGGGAAAGATCCTCATCTAATCCTTTCATTATTTTATCCTGGGCTTCTTGCATGTCTTTACAGAGTTGTTGATACTCTTCAGACTGAAACCATTCTTTAAAACTGGACATCTGGTTCGGCATTTAGTGGTTTCCAATTATAGTTGTCTCCTGCGCACTTCTGACATAATACTGTAATCCATCCACCAGTGCGTCCGATATTTTCTTCAGATCCACATTCTTGACAAGTGTAGTCACACATATACTCTGCCATGCTGATCATACCTTCTACTACTTCATCAGTATTGTCTGCATAGAATCTAAGACCGCCAAACTTTTCTTTCATCTGTATACAGGTAACTTGTTTAGGCTTTACTTGTTTACCATCTATGTAGCGGCTTACATTATCTATGTAGCTCTGTATAGAACCACACAGCTTATCTATAATAGGAAGCCAACCGTCTGGTACCCCATACCAGTTGACCATCCCAGGGTTTCCTTCGTACTGCTGAAATATCTTAGGATACTTAGCTATCAGTTGTTCTGTTGTGATGGCCATATACCTAGTTCTATAAGTTTTAAACGTATGCGTCTTTCAGTCATAGGGTCAGCTGTATAAGCATTTTCATATTCTAAGAATGCTATTACTTCATCATACTTACCCTGTAAGTCTGCTATACTTGTAGGACAGCTTTTTACTTCTGTAGTTTCCATTAGAGCATGTTTATAAGGTTAATAACATCAGCTTGTGTCTTAGGTCTTTGTACACTAATGGCTCCCTGCTCTTCATCAAAGAGTACTTGAACATCTGAGTTTTTAGTTAACTCTCTAAGTTTCTTTTCTGCAGCTGTCTGACTTGAAAAAGCGGCAACTTCTTTTTCTTTAGTTTCTTTGTTTTCCCATTTGATTAGATAGATAGTCATGGATAACAGTTTTTCATATCCCGGGGATAGTAACGGCCCAGGATGTTTCCGTTATAAGTGTCTTGTCTTAATACGTCTAGCTTTATCTGCCAGGCAACCTCTGCATAGGAGAGGTATTTTTTAGTACAGCATAGCTCTAAGATTACTCTTTTAAATCTTTGCTTGCCATACTTCTGTATATCAGCTAAGAGTTCTTTGGATGAACCATAATAGTCTATCCAGTCGGACTCTTTTACTGTACGCTCGTAGGTCTTACGAGTCTTTGTTGCTTTCTTAATTTTTTGAGATATCTTTTTCTTGCGGATATTACGCAGTACCTTTTTTCCTACATAAGGTTTAAAGGTTACAGTATCTTGTATCAGATAGACGAACCCATGTATTGTTTCATGTTCCGGAAGGTCTTCTATTGTATTAATAGGTTGGTTCTTATATTGCCATGGGTTATACATAGGATAGGATATTAAGCTCTACAAATATAATGTAGAAGAAGACTAGTTCTCCAACATTTTATTCAGAATGGGTACAATTCTTGTGTGTACCACTTTAGCTCCATAGTCTCTGATAGAGTCTGATGGGTCTTTGCTCATAGGTAGAACGGCTGCTTGTACTTCAGGATAGAGTTCTCTATACTTTTCCATTGCTTTAATCCCGGCCTCATCATAGTCAAACATAACCATGACCTTCTTATACTTCTTTAAGTACTCGGTCATAGTTTCTTTGCGTATAAGACTGTTCTCAGAGTCTGGAGCTATGATATCAATGCTTAGCTTAAGACTTTTAAGAGACATTATATCTTTAAGAGAACTGGTAATAAGCAGAAAAGGATGTTCTTTAAGTTGTTCAGAACCTTGGATGTAGTCAGTTACTTTGATAAACTTCTTATCCAGTGTTTTTGGTTGATAGATCTTATAGAGGGTACCGTCTTTTTTAAAATAACCATACAGATAGTTACCACGGATACATAGTTCTTTATCGTCTTTAATCATACAGTATGACTCCAGTGGTGTAACACCATGTTCTGTCAGGAGCTTTGTACCAATGTTAAACTGAGTCCAGAAATATTGATCCTGAGTAGTCCATTGTCTAGCTGTGGTAGAACAGACTTTGTATTTGCTTGCCTGCTTGAATTCCTGCAGGTCATAGCCTCCGTTGTTATGAAGTACAAAGTCGTTATACTTTTCAACAATAAGCTGTCCGGCTTTATGATAAGTCGTTGCATGAAGATCTTTGACTAGATCCACAGCAGAGCCACCTCTTCCTGAAGAAAAGTCTTTATACTTATATACCTTATCCTTATTTAAATAGATGCACATGCTAGGAGTACGTTCCTTTGGATTGAACATACTCTTAATCTTTATGTCATGTCCGTTTAGTTTCTCTTTAAGCTTACAGAAGTGCTCAAAGATCCAGGACACCGGTACATCTTTGACGTCATGTACTAAGTTCTTTGTCTTAAACATACAAACGGTGTTGAATAAAAAATTAGGGGAGTGTAGAAACACCCCCCGTTTATACTCATGCAAAAATTACATAGAGAAGTCGTCTGTAGCTGGTTCAAAGCTGCTTACAGATTTAGTCTGAAGACCTTTGAAGTGCCACTTGTTTGTCTTGTCAAACTTGTCAAGCTTTTGCTCGTCAACTGAACAGAACTTGTATTTTGGAAGAGACAGCTTAACAAGTGTCTTACCATTATATTCTTCTTCTGTACCTTTCAAGAACCAGTATAGATCACCGTTCTTTACTAGATCAAGAGCCTCTTTTACCCACTCATCAATAGAGTTAGCTTTTATTGAATCAAGCTCGTGCTTAAGACCTAATTCTGTTGCAATCAGAGTTAACTTAGACATGATCTCGTTACGAGAGATGTTTGTATTGTTAAACTCATCAGTCCAGGATGTGGCAGCAACACGGGCTGTTTGACCTTTATACTTAGGGCCGTCTGGATTTTCTCTGTCAATTGGCCAACCTTCAAAGTTTTCAAGAGCTGGACCCTCTAAATAGAGTTCCAATACTTTCTTGTCCCCTTTGTTAGAAGTTCTTAACTGACCGCTGGTAATGTGTGCATAAGCTACACCTGGTTGAAATGACTTGGAAGTACCGCCACCTTGCTTTACTTCCTGTCCGTTTGTACTAAACATACGCTGTGTTTTTGAAGTTATTAAATGAGGAAATTAGTTTTCATAGGAATAAATAGACTCTTTAACAAGAGCTAGATCGTTGGGTATCTCAAAGTCTTGAAACATACCCTTTGGACTTTTGCAGGTATTCTCACCGTTGTTTCTTGTCTCAAACACAAAACGGATATTACCGTCTTTATCTTTCTTGACTTTACTAAATAGTACAATAGAGAAAAGACCTTCTAAGCTAAGCTTCTCATCAACCATACGACCAATGGTCTTTGCTTTGAACTTACGTTTACCTTCTAGGTCAGTGGACTCCTCTGCGTGTGTTAGAAAGAATATAGTTAGATCATCTCTTAGATCTTTAGGCATTCTTGCTATACGTGCAAGGTTTGCACCGATCTGAGTAAATTTCTCATAACCTTTCTCGTCACTACGGTCAAAGAATTCAAAGCTTGACATGTACTGAAAGTCATCAATAACAATAGTCTTGATGTCAGGTCGTTTAGAGTTAACATAACCAAGGCATGCTTCTATCTGCTGGGCAGAAGATCCTGTATAAAGATTACCTGTTGGATTATCTTTACTCCAGAGTACATACTTCTTTTTCCAGCCTTTAAATGGTAGCGGCTTGTTGGCTACGTTGATAATAAATGTTTCTTTTGGGTCCAGGTTTTCAATAGATGTTGACTTACCTGCACCACTTTCTGCAATGATTAAGATGCCTTGTGCCATATTACTTTGTTGATTTTATAAGTTCGTTAAGCCAGTTTTTTGTGCTTACAGGTTTACCAGTGTGAATAGCATAGAAGTCCCTGATGGTCATTTCACCATAAGGTGCATCTTCCATTGGTGCTGGTGCTTTATAAGCGGCTGTTGGCTTAGGACCCTGCTTTGGCTTTTCCAGTAAAGCAGATGTTCCACTAACTGCTACACTTTGTGCATCAATAGCTCTGAGCTCTTCAAGAGGAACTAAATAAGATCCTTTCTCATTTAGCTCATACTCTTCTTCAAAAGAGCTGTTAAACGGAATACGATATACTGTGCGGTTAGAATCTGCAGGTTCAAGATCTCTGGTGATAAGTTCAAAGTAGAACCCTTTTTCTTTTCTGAATTCAGAAGCAAAGATTCCTACAACATAGCGTGCTTGCTTGTCATAAAACGGCATCTTCAT